ATGCCAGTACAGAATCAGCAGATGCTGACACCGCCATATCAGCAGATGATAAACGGATATTATTCTTACAGCGGATATCCACAGAATATTAACCAGAATTCACAGCAGAATTCACAGCAGAATGATGTTCTTGATGCGCTTAAAAATCTCACGCGGTCAGTACAGAATAACAATGTAAACATGATGCAGAATCAGATGCCTAAACAGGTGACCACTGAGGATGCTATCGCAAGTATCATCAATCCGCCAAACTATGAGGGATTGACAGATGGGGGGATAAATAATGGCTAACACATTAACTTTTGACCAGATCAGTACAATATTAAATGATATCGTAAAACAGGCAACAGGCATGGAAACCATGAAAGCAACAGACACAAGCTCTTTTGTGGCTCAGGCACAGACCGCATTACTTGCCGGAAATGACAGGATTATGGATTCTATCTCTCAGGTTCTTGACCGAACGATTTTCTCAGTGCGTCCTTATTCTGCAAAATTTAGGGGACTGAGGAGAACCACTCAGCAGTGGGGCAACCATGTACGAAAACTTGGAATGATTGATGATGATTGGGAAGACGATCAGAGACAGCCGTTGACAGATGATACAGCGGTTGATATGTACAAGATCAAAAAAGGCAAAGTACTACAGACAAACTTTTATGGCGGTCAGGTGTTCCAGCGTCACAGAACCTATTTCCGCGATCAGCTCGATCAGGCTTTTCGAAATCCCGACGAGTTTGGTAATTTTATTACTATGTATACACAAAATACAATTGACATGAACGAACAGGCACATGAAAGCATGGCGCGCGCATGCGTGGCAAACTTTATCGGGGCAAAAAACATTTGGCAGGAAGAAGTTGGTAAACAAACCGATGGATACACAGGCGAACATGTGGTAAAACTTTTGACTATGTACAATGATGAGAACGGTTCTGCGCTAACCGCGGAAGATGTACGAAAATCAGACAACTTCCCAAGGTTTTACAGATGGGCTTGTGCAAAGATCATGACCTATATGGATTTCTTCACTGAGCGTTCAACCAGATTCCACGCGAACATCACCGGAAAAGAGATTGCAAGGCATACACCTTTACGTATGCAGAATATCATGATGTACAGTCCAGACTTACACACTGCGGATACTACAGTGTTAAGTAACACATTCCACGATCAGTACTTGAAAATTGCAACCAATGAGAAGGTGAACTTCTGGCAGACATTGGAAAATCCAATGGGAATCAATGTAACACCAAGTGTTATCACACCGAGCGGAACCGTTGTAAAAGGTGAAGCGCAGGCTATCAGCAATATTTTTGCAGTACTTTTTGATGAGGAAGCAATGGGACTTACTACCATTAAACAGTGGAGTAGCACGACACCATTTAACAGTGCTGGTGGGTACTGGAATATTTACTATCATTTCACAGATCGTTACTGGAATGACATGACAGAGAATGCCCTTGTGTTCGTTATTGAATAGGAGATATTATAATGGCGGTTACTGTAAATTTTAAGACAGCGAGTAAGAAAGTTAATTCGACTACGGTTGTTGGCGGTACAGTTACCGCCATTAACTGTAATATCAACGAACCTTGTACCATTGAACATCCACAGATCATATTGAGAAATGGTGGTAGTGTACCTGGTTGGAACTATTGCACAATTCCAGATTTTGGGGGGAGATCTTATTGGATAGAGGACTGGCAATATATTAATAATACATGGGTTGCAATTTGTTCTGTGGATGTTCTTGCAACATACCGTGATACGATTTCACGTACCAATTTGTATTTCCTGAGATCGTCCTCCTCTTATGACGGGGATATCATGGACACACTATATCCTACATTATCAACGCCAGATATGACGCATACAGTTGTTACTGATGGGGCTTTTCCTGCAAGCGAATATGGACTTTCACAAGGTTCTTTCATATGCGGTATTGTTGGCGAAGATGGATTGACCAACTTTTACGGATTCACACCAACAAAATTTGCTTCATTCTGTAATAAAATCTTTTCAACGATTGACTGGGCTGATATCTCAGGTCAGCAAATCACAGAAAGCTTGTTAAAATGTCTTTTCAATCCGTTTCAATATTTAACAAGTGTAATGTGGTTTCCATTTAATGCAGATGCCGGAAGTAAAAAAGTAACGGCAGTCAAGTTTGGTTTTTGGGAAGTCACAGTGGATGCATACAAACTAAGCAATATGCCATTTTACAGGAAAACTTTCACTATGCCTGTAACACAACATCCTCAAGTATCACGAGGAACTTTTTTAAATTCATCCCCATATAGGCATATAAAATTATCCATTAATCCATGGGGTACGTTTGAGATAGACGGTGGAAAAGTCGGCACATCATCAACAGTTACAGTTGTTGAAATTGTCGATTGTATGAGTGGAATTGGTCATTTAACTGTAAATAGTGATATATCACTATATTCCACATATTCGCAAGTAGGAGTTAATATACAAGTTAGTGATTTGCAAACAAATGTGATACAATCTGGTTGTGATATTATCGGAAGCATTGCATCATTTTTTACTGGAAATTTTATTGGTTCTGCGGTTGGAATTGCGAATGCTGTTGAGAGTGCTATTCCCGATGTTAATACAAAGGGAGCAAATAGTTCACTAATTAGTATAGCAAGCGCACCAGTAATCGATGAAATTTTCTATAAATTAGTGGATGAGGACAGATCAGACAACGGAAGACCATACATGAAAAATGGCACTATGTCAGAACTCGGTGCTGGTTACTATGTGGTTGAAAATGGAAATATCGTTGTGTCAGGTGCAACCAGAACTGAAAAAGAACAGATCAGACAATACTTGGAAGGTGGTGTATACTATGCGTAGTTTTCCAGCAAGTAACATTTCATTGTTTCTTGCATTAATGACCAGTTCAAATGCTGGACAGAATCCGTGGGGGGGTGGCGGTTCTGGTGGAATTGGTGGATTAATGTCTCAGGCTATGAGTTGGTGGATTGAAAAGTGTAATGCCCCAAACGTTGGATACGATCAAAATTATAGAAACGAACAGACCATTAATGGAATCACGTATTATGACTGTTCATCATTTGTATGGTATGGTTTAGGTCATGCAGGGTTTGAGATAAATTTAAGCGCATGGCCTTTCACCACTTACACAATGGGGGCAACATTAAAACAGCTTGGATTTAAGGAAATTATCATTAGTGACTTTTCAACTTTTGAATTCCAGACTGGTGATATTTTGGTGGTAAACTCAAGTCAGCATCAGCATACAGAAATTGTACATGATACTGATAATGGGGGTCATACAATGGGGGCTCATGGAAAAAGTGGCAGGCCTCTTGCCGATCAGGTAAGTATTAACACATATCCGATTCAAAGTGGACTGGTATATACTCACTGCTACAGATTTCCATTTTCCGGTGGTAACTGGATTGCAGGTGGTTCTAGTGAATATTTTGGAGAGCCGACTGCGGAACTCTGCGGTAATAATCCAAAAGCTATCAACAATGCCAATACAATAAAATCTTACTTTTTGGCACAAGGCTGGTCAGTCAATGCAATAGCAGGACTATGCGGAAATATTCAACAGGAATCCACTTTCAACCCGAATTTGATAGAAGTAGGTGGAACTGGTCACGGACTTGTACAGTGGACACCGCCAACAGACTTATATCACGTTCTTGACGTTCTATATGGTTCTCACGATGATTGGTATGATGGGCAAAAGCAGTTGAGTGTAATTTTTGCAGAATTCCAGCAAAGCAGTGGAATTAAAAACTGGGGCATTGAGCCACAATGGTATAGCACGAGTACATATCCGTTGAGTTGGAGACAATGGAGTGTAAGCACTCAGGATGCTGGTTATCTGGCACTGGCATTCCAAGCCAATTATGAAAGACCAGCTAGTTTACATCAGGAGCGTGCTGGTTATGCTAGAGCGTGGTATAAATATTTTACGACAGGAGAGTGATGTATAATGTATGGATGCGATTATGTTGGGGTAGGCGCCCCTGTAATGTATAACTATATTAATCAATACAATAGTTCTATCAGTCCGAGTACAAACCATTGCAAGAACACTGGTTTGTTCTGGTACTTTCAGAGATACCTTTTACAGAAAGCAATTTCTGTGATGAAATGGAACTTACCGGATAATTGGGACAAGGATTATTTTTTGTATTGCCTATATTGCTGGGGGACGGTTGCGATCATTAACACTGACAAATTCGGTGTGATTCCACAGGGATGTACGCTTAAAGGATACAATGTTTTCTATCGTCCAGCACAAGCAGTAATTAGTAATCCTCTGCTTAAAGGTGTGCTCGAACCCGTAATCGGTGAACAGTGTGTATTGTTTAAATGTACGTCTGATTATGGCGGTATCATGGATTTGATTGGAAGGTATGCGGATGAAATGGCTATCGCTATGGAATCACTAGACATGAATGTGATGAACTCTAAACTTGCATATGTGTTCAGGGCAAGGAACAAAGCTGGTGCAGAAGCACTTAAAAAAGTAATGGATAATGTAATGCGTGGTGAACTTGCAGTTTTCTATGATGAAAAGCTACGGATTCAGAGGGGTGATACTACGGAAGAACCGTGGGATTATTTCGTGAACAACTTACGGCAAAACTACATTGCTGGTGATGTTCTGGACACACTCAGAAGACTTGAAGAACTTTTTTGCACAGAGATCGGAATTCCTAGTGCTAGAAGTGACAAGAAAGAAAGAATGATTTCCAGTGAAGCAGAAAGCAATGACGTTGAGACAAGCACCAGAATGGAAATGTGGCTCGATGGATGGAAAAAGAGCTGTGAAGATGTTAGGAAAATGTTTGATGTTGATGTAAGTGTTAATTGGAGACATAATCCGAATTCAAAGAATACGGGGGGTGAGAAGAATGGCTCTATTGACAGTGGAAGGGCTGTATAATTATAAGGATACTCTTTTCAATGAGTTTAATGTTCCTTATGGGATGGATAAACAGATTGCAATTGATACTATATGCATGAGATCAAGGGAAATGGAAGTGCTTTATCCCAATCTTGAGTTTTTTGCTATGCGGATTGGAATGTGGAGTAGGAAGAATCAGTATAACTGGAAAAAGTTATATGATACTACATTACTAGAATATAATCCTATCGAGAACTATGATCGTATGGAAGACTGGACAGATACTGATGCTGAGACAGGAACAAGTTCAAGAAACAATGATATCAAAAACACTGTAAGTAATGAAACAACAATCTCTGGAACGGTGACAGAACAGAATACCGCTTTTAATGCTGGACTTGCAGATCATGCGAAAGAAATTAGTGATGGCGATACTATCACTAATGGTTCTGGAAGCACTACGGAAAATGAGAGTGGGTCAAGTAAAAGAGACTTGACGCATAAAAGGACAGGAAGAGCGCATGGAAATATTGGTGTTACTACTTCTCAGCAGATGATTCAGAGTGAAAGAGAAGTTGCAATGTTTAATATCTATGATATCATTGCGGAGAGCTTTGTCGATAATTTTTGTTTGATGGTATATTAATAGGGGGATTAAGATATGAGTATGGAGTTGGGGTCTTATAGCAATTTTCATGAATTAAATCAGGACTGGTTTTTAAATGAATTTAACAAAATTATAGAACAGTGGAAAGCTATGCATAAAAATTTTGACAACTTGCAGGATGCTTTTAACGATCTAAAAAATTATGTACAAGATTATTTTAAAAATATGGATGTGCAGGAAGAAATTAATAAAAAATTAGACCAGATGAGTAAAGACGGTACTCTAAATATATTACTTCAAATGCACGCAAGAACTGTATTGCCAAGTAACGATATATCAGGCAATACTGATACAAAAAATATACAAAAAATGATTACCGAATTCGGATATGTAGAATTATTTAGCGGTATTTACTATATAAATAAACCTATTAAATTAAAAAGTGGAAACACAATTATTGGAAGTGGTAATGAAAACACAATTATCGAGTGTTCATCTGATTTTTGTACATTACTTGAAAATAGTAGTGCTGATAAATTAATATTAAAAAATTTCAGAGTAAATGATACAACAGGTGAACATATTGGATTAAACTTTATTGGAACAACCACAGCTCCTTATACAGGAATACGGTACTCTTTTATTGAAAATATACACTTGTTTGGGTTTAATACTTGTGTGCTTATGAGAGGTGCTTGGTGTACTAAGTTCAATCATTGCAGGTTTGAAAGCAACAATATATGCGTAAATCAAAGTGGCACATGCAATAATATTGAATATACAAATTGCCAATTTTATGGTGAACAAAACGTGTCAACCGGTGTTAGAATTACAGGTGACGGTGGTTCTGAAAATTATGGAATCTATTTCAACAACTGCGACTTTGAAAAACACAAATACGGGTTTAATCTATATTCTTGTGTTGGTGTGTATATTAACAACTTATATGTTGAAAAAATAGATATGGTAATAAATGCAGATAATAGCATAAATCTTGTGCTTAATGGTGGGACATTAAATTATGTAAATAGAGTTGCTAGTGTTTCAAAATCGCAAAAATTAAGTTTTTACAATGTAACAACATTTAGCATGTTAAATGTTTTCGTTAAATATAATAAATCTGAAAAAAGTTGCTTAGTATATATTAGTGACAAAGTGCCAGTTTATATTGAAAACATTACAGTTGAAAACCTAAAAGGTGGGAGTGTATTTTTGAAAAACACGGATGCAGAAACAAATTATGATTACAATGGCGACTACTATATCGAAAATTTAAGTACATCAAATTTTAACGGTAGGTACACATCTAGTAAAGGAACTATTATAAAAAGTGATGGAATAAAAAGGCGTGATAGTGTTAAGTTAATAGGGTGCAATATTGAACTTATAAGTGGGGCAACTATTGCTAATAACACTGAAATACATGTAGTAAACGAAAATGGTAAAATACTATATCGTTTTTATATAAACGCTGGAAGCTATGAATCAGGACACATATTCAAAGGTGAAATACTATGTAATACGTATGATTTAATTAGCAGAGATATAAACATATGTGCATCATTCTCAAGTCCTACAGGCACTACAGATATTAATTTCAAATGTAATTGTAAATTTGCAATTGGTGAAATGCAACCAAGGGCACAGGTACTAATAGTAACAAACCAAGTAGTA